TCGGGTGTCCGAACAATGAACCCTGTCCCGAGCACGGATCCACCGCGCCAGGGCGCCGGCGTCTGAACGCCCATCAGCTCGGGTACGATCGCGCGTGGCGCCGGTTCCGCGAGTTCTTCTTCACGGAGCTCTGGCGCCTGCGCGTCCCGCGCGCCGGGCTGTGCGGGTGCCGGCATCCGAGTGCGCCCGAGACGGGCGATTCGGAGTGCGCGCGGCGTGGACGCTACACGCCCGCCGAGCTCGTCGATCACATCGTCCCGATCACGGGTCCGGCCGATCCGCGGCGTCTCGATCTGACGAATCTCCAGGGGCTCTGTCACCGATGCCACAACCGCAAACGCCAACGGGAATCGATCGACGGACGCCGGCGCACATAAGCAACTTCGAGGCGGCCGATGCGCTCTTGCGCGGGCCGGTCTCCAATCTCTCGCCGCTCGGGCGCCGCCTCCGGACGCGGGCCGCGGATCGCCTCTCGCAACGGATGGAGACGGATCTGCGCGGTGGCGTCCCGCCGTTCTCGACCGAGGCCGCCGCCCTCGCCGTCCTCAAGGCCACCGCGCGCGATCTGCGCCAGGCCGCGCCCGCCCGCCCCGCGGCGCCCCCGCGCCTCCGGGCCGCCCAGGGGTTGGGCCTGGCCGCGAACAAGGCGTTCATGGCGGCCCGGGAGGCGGAGGCGGCGGCAGACGGCATCGATCCGAGTTAACGCCCGCGGGTGGCTTGTTCGCGGATTCACAAATCGTTAGAATCGCCGCCAGGGTTGTTCACACCATCGAGCCCGGCGGCTCGATAGACGGGATCAGGAACGATGAGATCGCTGGTCGCTGGCCTCCTTCCCCTGCTCGCCCTGACACTGGCCGCCTGCGGCGACACGATCGTCAATCTCCCCACCCAGCCCTCGAATCAAGCCACCACCACGGGCACGACGCCGGCGGTGGTGAAGAGCACGATCGAGTTCCGCGTGGTCGGCAATCCCACGTCGGTGCGCGTCCGGTTCAGTAGCCCGTCCGAGGGCTTGACCCAAGTCGTGACGACGCTGCCGTACTCCATCACCTTCACGACGACGGCCGACACGCTCTTCCTCTCGCTCGAAGCGACGCCGATCGCCTATTCGTTCCTCACGGACTATCCGTTCCTGTCCGCCCAGATCGTGGCGAACGGCACGCTCTTCCGCGAGGACACGTCGAATGAGTTCCTCCTGCGCACGATCGCGGTGAGCGGCACCTGGCGCCGGTAACGCGCATGGGCGTGCGCGAGATCGTCTTCGAGACGCCGCGACCCGCGTGGGTGGCCCAGGACGAGGGGCGCGCGCCCGCGTACCAGGTGGTCGACGTCATCGGCGAGACCGAGCACCACTACCGGATCTGGGCCCGCGTACGGACGCGCCTGGCTGGGCGCGACCTGCACGCCGGCGCCCGGGCCCTGGTGCTGAAGGCGGACGTGCGCTGGACGCGCCCACCCGGCGCGCCCAAGGCGGCCGCCGCGCCTGGCCCCCCTGACGCCGCGCGATCGCGGCCCGTGCCGCCACGTGGGCCGCGGGTCAGCGCGCCGCCGGCGACGATCGGCCGCAGCCGCGGGCGCTGAGCCGGGGGTGGGGGGGGGATCGGCGGGCGCGAGGCGACGATCCCGACGAGCGCGGCGCCCTCGCGCACGCGGCTGCGAAATTGGCGCCGGGGGGGGTGGGGCCCCCGTCCGGCCGGGGTGCCGCGCGGCTGCGGCGCCGGTCTGACCGGCACGCGGGGGCGGAGGCGCGCGGGAGGTAGGGGAGAGGGTGCGAGGACGCAAGCCGGTACCGACCGTGCTCAAGATTGCGCGCGGCAATCCCGGACAACGGCGCTTGCCGGCTGACGAGCCGCAACCGAGCACCGAGATCGATCTCGCGGTCCCGGCCATTCTCGCGGACGACCCGGACGCGCGCGCCGAATGGGAGCGCACCGCGCCGATGCTGCATCGGCTGGGCCTGCTGAGCGAAGCCGATGGCGACGCGCTGATTCTCTATTGCGCCACGTTCGCGCGATGGAAGCAGGCCGAAACGCAACTCCGGCGGTATGGCTTGTTGATCACCGCGAAGGGGAATCCGTATCCGATGATTTCGCCATACCTGAGTATCTCGAACAAGGCGCAAGCCCAATGCCGCTTACTCCTGATGGAATTCGGATGCACGCCCACGTCGCGATCGCGCGTGCACCTGCCGAAGAAGCAGGCGGCCGATGCGCAGAGGGATCGGTTCTTTGGCCCTAGCAGCTCCCGTCTCAAACCGGCCTGAGCGGCGCCCGCGGCCGCGATCGGCCTCGCGCGGGTGGTGGGGCGAGGGTCCGCCGCCGAGCGAGCGGTGGCCAGGGGTGACCATCGAGATAACGGCCAGTTATTCGGCCCGGCGACACCGGTGGGAAAGCCTCGACGGCCGGTATTACTTCGACACGGCGGAAGCGGAACGCGCCTGCGAGTTCTTCCCGACCTATCTCACGCATCACATCGGCGAGTTCGCCGGGCGGCCGTTCGAACTCCTGCCGTATCAATCGCTCCTGCTGACGATGCCGATCTTCGGCTGGAAGCGCGTCGCGGACGACTTCCGGCGCTTCCGCAAGATCTTCGCGTTTCTCCCGAAGGGCGCGGGCAAGAGTCCGTGGGCGAGCGGGACGGGCCTGTACCTGATGCTCTGCGACCACGAACCGGCGGCTGAGATTTACGCGCTGGCCACCGACAAAGGCCAGGCGCGCGTCGTCCATACGAACGCGAAGGTGATGGTCGAAGCCGCGCCCGAGCTGGCGGAGATGTGCGAGGTGCTGCGCGATTCGATCTTCCAGTTCGCGACGCGCTCCGTCTATCAAGTGCTGTCGGCCGACGCGACCACGAAGCACGGCTTCCGCCCGCACGGCGCCATCTTCGACGAGTTTCACGGCCAGCCGAATCGCGACTTGTATGAAGCGATCAAGAAGTCGATGGTCAAGCGCCGGCAACCGCTCCTGATTCTCGTCACGCACGCCGGGACCGATGATGAATCGATCTGCTACGAGGAGTACGAGTACGCGAAGAAGGTGCTGTCGGGCACCGTGCCCGATCCCTCCTGTCTCCCGGTCATCTTCGAGATCCGCGACGGCGAGCCGTGGACTGATCCGAAGACGTGGGCGCGCGTCAATCCCGGGCATGGCATCACGGTCCAGGCGAGCGCGATCGCGTCGGAGGCGGCCGAAGCGGAAGCCGAGCCGCGGAAGCGGAACGACTTCCTGCGCTTCCATTGCAATCACTGGACGAATCAGGCAACCGCCTGGATTCCGCTGAACTGGTGGGACGCGTGCCGCGCGCCGCTCCCGAGCGACGAGGTCCTCCGCCAGGCGCCCGTCGCGATGGGCCTCGACCTCGCGCAGAAGTACGATCTGGCCTGTCTCTCGGTCATCTTTCGTTTTCCCGTGGAGACGCCGCTTCCCGTCGAGGTCGCCGACGACGCGCCCGTCGATCCGGCCGTCCCGGCGATCCGCACCGTCAACCTGAACTACCGGATCGTGATCGTCCCGTTCTTCTGGATCCCGCGCGACACGATGGTCGAGCATGAGCGCTTCGATGGCGTCCCGTACGCGCAGTGGACCGCGAACGGGCTCGTCACCGCGACCGAGGGCGGCGTGATTGACTACTCGCGAATCTACGACGACATTACGCGGCGGATCGTCCCGCGCTTCCCACTCCTCAAACAAGCGACGCTCGGATACGACCCCGCCTTCGCCACCGATCTGGCCTCGCAACTCCGCGATCGGGCCGGCTTGAAGGTGGCCGAAGTCCTCCAGAACTACCAGCATCTGAGCGAGCCGTCGCAAGCCTTCGAAGCCCTCATCAAAGCGGGCCGGGTGACGCATGGCGGCCATCGCGTCCTCCGGCACCACATCGAGAACGTCGCCGTGAAGACCGATGACGCGCGCCGGATTCGGCCGGTGCGCCCGAAGAAGCCCGGCAAGCGGATCGATGGCGTGGTGGCCTCGATCATGGGGATCAAGATGCTCGCCGCCGGCCCGGGCCCGACCTACTCGGTGTTCGTCTTTGGGGGGAAACCGTGAACCGTCGAGACGCGATACGCATTCTTGCGGGGGTGCCCGGCCTGACGACGGTGCAGCGCGCCGATCTGCATCCGGGCGATGTGCTGGTCGCGGAGATCGCGGGACATGCCAGGGCGGAGGACATGGACACCATCAGAGCGGCCCTGAGCGGCGTGTTTCCCAAGAACAAGATCATCGTACTTTGCGACGGGCTAACGTTGAAGGTCGTGCGGGGCGAGACACGATGAGACAGATGTCCTTCGCCCTCACGACGCCGCAGATCCTCGCGCGGACCAAGACCGTCACCCGCCGATTCGGTTGGGCGTTCCTCAGACCCGGCGATCTCCTGCAGGCGATCGAGAAGGGCCAGGGCCTCAAGAAAGGCGAGCGCGTCCGAAGGCTGGCCGTACTTCGCGTGCTCGACGTGCGGGAAGAACCCTTGAAGCGCGTCCGCCACCCGGGCGAGGTCCAGAAGGAAGGGTTTCCAGAACTGTACCCGGAGAAATTCATCTCGATGTTTTGCCGGACGCATCAGGGCTGCCATCCGGACAGTCAGGTGCGCCGCATCGAGTTCGAGTACGTATGAGCTCCGGGCCCGATCGGCATTCGCTCACGATGCTCGGCGCGGAGTCGCCGAGGCGCGGCCGCCCGCGCGGGCCGGAGCCGCGGAGCCCGGTCACGGCGCATTTTGGCGCGACCGAGCACGATCGGATTATCGCCGCGGCCAGTGAACGCGGCCTGACCGTGGCGGAGTTCGTCCGGTCCGCGGTCCGCCGCGCCCTGCCACGGCGGCCGCGGTGAGGGCCGCATGACCGCACGCACGGGGCGGCCAATAATCCTGTGTCCGATCTGTCAGGGGACGGGCCTTGAAGCCGCGCGTACGATTGCACAGACCAGTCGCAAGGCCGCGGTGCGGTGTTCCGGATGTGATGGCCGTGGGGGGCATTACGGCGCCGTTATCTATCGCGCTCAGCCTGTACTCGTGGCGATTGTCGATCCGACGAAATCCTGGACGCCATCGTCGGGGATGGAAATCGAAGTGGTGCTCACCCTACAGCCTCAGAACCGCATCATTGGCCGTGCGCGATTGCAGACGGAGTCAACCTCTCTGTGGTCGCCATTTTCGGGATCACTGGTCTCCATCGTCGCGACACTTGATGTGAATGGAGAACTTCAGAACCCCTCCGATCTGCCAGCGATGCTGTGGCCGATCGCGATCGCCCGCTACGATTCGCCAAAGCCCACAGAAGTCGCACTATATGACTCCCCGAAATGGGATGAACGCGTGCCACCCATCTCGCGGGGGACGTTCCGCCGTCTGTCACCCGCAAGCGCTCCACCCCTGCGACGGGCGCGATCGCTGCGACCGGCGCGAAAGCGGCCGCGGCGGGCCAGGCGTCCGCCGCGAGCGGCCCCGGCGTTCATCCCTCTGCCATGCCCATCAGATCAACGCTCCCAATATCGCCTAACAGATGTGGAGTGTTGGCAGCAATCAGGGCGCCCGTTTTGCGCTGGGAACGGGAATCTCGATGACAACGACATGAGTGGGTTTCCGGAGCCGGCACAGGTGGCGACGATCGCATGTGTCGATGATTGGTATGAACGCGAAACGGCGCTCATCAGAGAGCCCGCCGCGCTCAATTGGAGCTATGAACGCGGCCGCGCCAAGATTCATGAACGCTGGCGCGAAGGCTTCCGGCGTCCAGAAAGCTATCGATGGCGCCCATCCCGCCGGAAATTCTTCTGAGGAGCGGCCGCCTGATCCGGTTTTCGCGTTGATCCAGAGGAGGCCCGATGCTACTGCGCTGGATTCTGCATGTGCTCGGGGTCGATGACGCGCCCGATCCGGCCTGGAAGCCGACCGGCATCGCCGTGAAGTTCCGCGGCCACGATGAAGCCCTCGGCGTGGCCGCGGCCAAACACGGCGACGAGCTCGCCGACGCCCGCCGCAAGATCGCCGCGCGCCGATCGGTCCCGCGGCCTGGCGCAGTGGCCCAGCGCCCCCCGGAAGGGAGGCGGTGATGCGCCGATCGAAATTCGACGCGGGGAAGCCGGCGCCCACGATGCCCTGTCCGGCCTGCGCCGGGACGGGCCTCAATCGCGCGCGCGCCTTCGAGTACTCGGCGAGCCGGACGGTCGTTGGGAGCGATCCGACCAGTACTGTGGCGACCGTCGCGTGTTCGGCGTGCGCGGGCCGCGGCCGCCAGACGATCGCGCGCGTGATGTTCGAGCGATCCACCTAATTTTCGGTTCCAGAAATTCGCGCGCGCCGCCGTCGGCCGTATTTTCGTGGGCGGTGATCCACCGCGCCTACGCCCAGTTGGAGGTCCGCGCGCTCGATGGCGAGCAGCGTGCGATCGAAGGGCTGGCCACGTCGCCCACGACCGATCGCATGGGCGATGTCATCGAGCCCATGGGCGCGACCTTCGCCAATCCGCTGGCGCTTCTGCTGTACCACGATGCGAAGAAGCCCGTCGGGGCCGCGACGATGGGCCAGCCGAGCGAGACCGGGATTGCCTTCCGCGCCTCGATCCCCGCGATCGCCGAGCCAGGGACCCTCCGGGATCGGGTTGAGGAAGCCTGGCAGTCGGTCAAGTCCCGGCCGCCCTTGATTCGCGGTGTCTCGATCGGGTTCCGTCCGCTCGAGGGCGGCGTGCAGATGATGAAGGGCGGCGGGCTCCGCTTCACCAAGATTGAAATTCTCGAATTGTCCCTCGTCGCCATTCCGGCGAATGCCGAGGCGTCGATTCACACCATCAAGGCGTTTGATCTTCAGAGGAGCACCGCAGCCATGAGTACGACCCTAACCACGCTCGAACAGATCCAGAGCTACACGAGCATGCGCGAGGCGTCCGCCGCCCGCATGCGCGATCTCATGGGCACCGCCGCGGCGGCGGGGGTGACCTTGGACGAAGCGCAGTCGACCGAATACGACGCGGCCAAGGTCAAGGTCGACGAGTTGCAGAAGCATCTCGATCGGCTCAGCGCCCTGGAGGCGTCCAATCGCGCGGCCGCGGTCCCGGCCGATGGGCGGAGCCGCGAGGCCGCCGCCGACTCCCGCAGCGCCGATCCCGCGCGTCCGCGCACGCCGATCTTCCTGCGGCAGAATCTCGATCCGGGGATCGAATTTGCGCGGATGGTGATGTGTCGGCTCGTCGCCTTCCAGCATCAGTTCTCGATCTCGCCGCTCGCGGTCGCCAAGGCGCGGTATCCGGACAATCACCGGATTCACCAGTACCTGGAACGCGCGGCGGTCCCGGCCGGGACGACGACCGATCCGAACTGGGCGGGCGCGCTCGTCGATTACACGAATCTCACGCAGGAATTCATCGCCTGGCTCCGTCCGCAAACCATCATCGGGAAATTCGGGACGGGCGGGATTCCGAGCCTCCAGGCGGTCCCGTTCAACGTGGGGATCATCGGGCAGACCAGTGGCGGCGCGGGCTATTGGGTGGGCGAGGGCAAGGCGAAGCCGCTCACCAAGTTCTCGTACGATCGCCAGGCGCTCGGGCCCTCGAAAGTGGCGGCGATCTCCGTCATTACCGACGAACTCGCGCGCACGTCGTCGCCGTCGGCGGAACAACTCGTCCGCGATGGGCTGCGCGATGCGCTCGTCGAGCGGCTCGATATCGATTTCGTCGATCCGGCGAAGGCGGCGGTCGCGAACGTGTCGCCGGCCTCGATTACCAACGGCGTCACCCCGCTCGTGAGCACGGCGGGCACCACCCCCGACTCGATTCGCGCCGATCTCGCGGCGATCCTCCAGGCCTTCGTCGTCTCGAATCAAAACGTCGGGGACTTGGTGCTCGTGCTGCCGAATGCGCTCGCGCTCCAGCTGTCCTTGATGACGAATGCGATGGGGACGCCGGAGTTCCCCGGCATGACGCTCCAGGGCGGCACCCTCGTCGGCATTCCGGCGATCGCCTCGCAGTACGCGCACACCACGGCCGCCGGCGACATGGTGATCGCGCTCAATGCGAAAGCGATCGGGCTCGCGGACGATGGCGCGGTCGCGATCGAAGCGAGCCGCGAAGCCTCGCTCGAAATGAGCGATACGCCCACCGGTGATTCGGTCGCGCCCACGCCAACCCAGCTCGTCTCGATGTGGCAGACGAACTCGCTCGCCCTCAAGGCGGAGCGCTTCATCAACTGGAAGAAGTTGCGGAGTGGCGCGGTCGTGTTCATGAACCACGTCGATTGGGCCGGCGGATCGTAAGCGCACCGATGCGAACCGATCCGATCTGGGTGCAGGTGGCCAAGGACGGGTGGACCGTCGGCGGCCGCCAGCCCCGCAAGGGCGAGCTCGTCCAGCTCACGCCGGTCGAGGCGGCCCAGGCGTACCGGCAGGGCTGGATCTCACTGACACGCCCGGGGCCAGCGGCGATTGAGGCGGCGACGATCCGCCACGCCGCGCCGCCGCCGGTCCTCGGGCGCGCGCTCACGGCCGATCTCCCGCGCGGGGCCGAGCCCGAGACCAAGCGGCGCCGCTATCGGCGGCGCGATCTGGAAGCCGAGTCGTAGAGGACCGATGGCGTGGTGGCGTTCTTTCCGTCTGCGCGTCAAGGGCCTGCGCGCGAGCACCGCGGCCGGCCCGGCCGGGATCTCGTCTGTCCCGACGCGTGGCGGCGGCGGGTGGTGGCCGGTCATTCGCGAAAGCCACCCCGGCGCCTGGCAACAGAACGTCACCGCGAGCGCCGAGACCGTCCTGGCGCATGCCGCGGTGTACGCCTGCGTCACCCTGATCGGCAGCGATGTCGGCAAGCTCCGGATTTATCTGGTCGAGCAGGACGAGGACGGGATCTGGACGGAGACGGAGAACACGGCCCACTCGCCGGTGCTCCGGCGGCCGAACCGCATCCAGAATCGCATCAAGTTCTACGAGCAGTGGGTCGTCTCGAAGCTGATCCACGGCAACACGTACGTCCTGAAGCAGCGCGACGGGCGCGGGATGGTCAGCGCGCTCTATATCCTCGATCCGACCTGTGTGACGCCGCTCGTCGCGCCCGATGGCGCGGTCTACTACAAGCTCGGGCCCGATCGGCTCTCGCGGCTGTCGGAATCCGTGGTCATTCCGCAATCGGAAATCATCCATGACGTGATGGTGCCGCTCTATCACCCGCTGGTGGGCGTGTCGCCGATTTATGCCTGCGGCGTGTCGGCGCTCCAGGGCATCCAGATTCAGAACAATTCCGCGCGCTTCTTCACCAACAACGCGGTCCCGTCGGGCGTGCTCACCGCGCCGGGGCACATCGATCAGACGAACGCGGACGAACTGAAGGAGCGGTGGGAAGCCGCGTTCACGGGCGAGAACGTGGGCCGCGTGGCGGTGCTCGGCGACGGCTTGACGTACGACAAGATGGCGGTCTCGGCGAGCGATTCGCAACTCATCGAGCAGCTGCGCTGGACCGCCGAGAATGCGTGCACGGCGTTTCGCGTCCCACCCTACATGATCGGGATCGGCCCGCTGCCCGCGAACACGAATCCCGAGACGCTCCAGATTCTCTACTACTCGCAATGTCTCCAGAGCCTGATCGAGTGCATCGAACTGCTGATGGACGAAGGCCTGGAGATGACGAAGAACGAGGCGGGCCGCCCGATCGGGACGGAGATGGATCTCGACGATCTCATGCGGATGGACACGGCGTCGAAGGTCAAAGCCTCGTCCGACGCGATCAAGGGCGGCGGGATGTCGCCGAACGAGGCCCGCTTCCGGTACCTCGACCTCGGGCCCGTCTCCGGCGGCGAGACGCCGTACCTGCAGCAACAAAACTACTCGCTCGCCGCGCTCGCCAAGCGGGACGCGAAAGCCGATCCCTTCGGGACGCCCGCGGCCACACCGCCGCCGGACGAGAGTGCGCCGCCGGCGGAGGATGTCACGCCGGCGCCGGAGGCCTCGCAAATGGCTGGCGTGGGCGAACGACTGACTCGCTACTTCGCACCCCGGCTCGTCCGCGCCACGCCGGTGGAGCTGCACCCATGACGCCTGCCGTGGAAAAACTGGTCGATGAAATCGCTCCGGTACTTGAGCGGCTCGTGGTCTCCGAAGTGGAGCGCGCGGTGCGGCAAGCGCTGCTCTCGATCGCGCCGCGGGATGGCCGCGACGGCTTGCCGGGCGTGCCCGGACCAGCCGGCGAGCGCGGGGGGGCGGGCGAGCCCGGCTCCGCCGGCCCTGCGGGCGCGCCGGGTCCGCCCGGTCTGCCTGGGGCGGCGGGTACGCCAGGCGAGCGCGGCGTGCCGGGCGAGCCCGGCCCCGCTGGCCCCCCAGGTCCGCCGGGAACGCCGGGCGCGCCCGGCACCCCCGGCACGGCGGGCGAGAAGGGTGCGCCAGGCGCGCCGGGTCGCGATGGGACGCTCGACGCGGTCACGTTCGAACGCGAGGGCCGGACGATCACGGTCCGCCGCGCGGATTGGTCCGCGATCGGATCGTGGAAGACGGCCGAACTCATGTATCGCGGCTTCTATCAGAAGGGCGCCGCCTTCGAGCCAGGCGATGCGGTGTCCTATGCGGGCGCGATCTGGGTGTGCAACGCGGCGACGGCCGAGCGGCCCCTCGAGGGGATCGCGGCCTGGACGCTCGCGGTCCAGCGCGGCGAACCCGGCAAGAAGGGCGAGCCCGGCACGCGCGGCCCCGCGGGCGATCGGGGCGAGCAGGGCGTGCCCGGCGTGCGGTACTGACCATGTCGCTCTTTCTCGTGACCTACGAGCAAGCGAAGGCCCACCTCAACCTGGAGGACGACTACGCGCGGGCCGATGTGGAGCAGAAGATCGCCACCGCGACGGCGCGCGTGCTCTCGCACATCGGGCGCCTCGACAACGACTGGACGGTGGACACCGATCCGACCGCCGACGCGGAATTCGCGATCGTCCTCGGCGCGATTCTCTGGTACACGGGCGAACTCTGGCGCTTCCGCGGCGACGATGCGGAGGAGAAGCCCGAGACGCCCGAGCAGAGCGCGTATCTGCGCGCCGGCCTGCGCCGTCTGCTCCATCCGCTCCGGAGGCCCAGCTTTGCCTAGCCTCCTGCAGTTCTGGCCGGGGGCGACGATCGTCTGTCTCGCGAGCGGGCCCACGCTCACGGACGACGACGTCGCGCGCGTCCACGCCTCTGGGCTGCCGGTGATCGCGGTCAACGACGCGATCCGCCTCGCGCCTTGGGCGCCGGTCCTATATTCGTCCGATCGCAGTTGGTGGCGGTTCTATCGCGGCGTGCCGAGCTACACGGGCCTCCGTGTCTCGGTGGGGTCGAAGCTGGGCGCCGCCGATCCGATCCCGGGCGGGCCCTGGGCGGCGCCGATCGTGGTGCTCAGGCACACCGGGATCGAGGGCGTGGAGCGCGATCCGACCGGGCTCCGGACCGGCGGGAACTCGGGCTATGCCGCGATCAATCTCGCCGTGCACCTCGGCGCGCGGAAGATCCTGCTCCTGGGCTATCAGGGTGGGCCGATGGCCACGCAGTCGCACTTCTTCGGCCGCCACCCGGTCGGCCTGACCGAATCGACTGAGACGAACTATGCCGCGTTCCGCCGGGCCTACGAGACGCTCGCGCCGGCGCTCGCGGCCGCCGGGATTGCGGTCCGCAATTGCACGCCGCGGACGCGCCTCGACGCTTTCGAGACGGCGGATCTCAATTCCGAGCTCGCTTCTGAGATGACGTCCGAGCGCGCCTCGCGCGCCTGTGAACAACAGGCAGTCCTGCCGGAGGTGGGCGCGTGATCACCGTCGTGTGTTGGAAGTGGCGCCCGCCGCGTGCGTACCGATCGACGTACGCGCCCGAGACCGTGCACACCTTGAAGCGCATGGTCGCGGCCCATTACCCCGCGCCGCATCGGTTTGTGTGCGTCACCGACGATCCGACCGGGCTCGACGGGATCGACACGATCCCGATTTGGGACGACGGGCTCATCGAGATTCCGCCGCCCGAGGGCTGGAATTGGCCCTCGTGTTATGTCCGGCTCCGCGCCTTCGCCGAAGAGGCGCGCACGTGGCTCGGCGATCGGTACGTCTCGCTCGATCTCGATACGGTCATCGTCGGCGATCTCGCGCCGCTCTTCGATCGCGAGGAGGACTTCGTCATCTGGAACGAGACCGATTGGCCGCGGACGCAGTTCTACAACGCGAGCCTCTGGCTCCATACGCCCGGCACGCGATCGCAGGTGTGGACCCGCTTCGATCCGGCGACCTCCCCGCAGGAGGCGTACCTCGCGGGCGGCCGCGGCGGCGATCAAGCCTGGATCTCACACGTGCTCGGGAAGGGCGAGCCCGTCTTTACGCCGGCCGATGGGGTCCTCTCCTACCGGCGCCACTTCGAGAAGGTGCGGCGGCCGCGGCTCCCGCATGGCGCGCGCATCATCAACTTTCACGGCGTGGTCGATCCTTGGAGTCGGGCCGCGCAAGGGATCGGCTGGGTGCGCGAGTACTACGGCGACGCGCGCGCCTGGCCGAGCGTGGCGCGGCCGCCACGGGCGCCGGAGGCGGCCCACCGATGAGATTCCGCCAAGCGGCCGGACCGGTCGGCAGCGGCGCGCGCGATCGGTGGGTGACCATCCAGGCGCGGCCGGACGACTCGACCGCGGCCTCCGGGTTCCCGATCGATGGCGCCTGGACGGATCTGGCGACCGTGGCGATGGCGCGCGAAGAGGTGGATGCGATGGAAGTCGCGCGCGCCAATCAGGAGCGCGCGCGCGCCACCACCCGGTGGGAAACGGCGTACCGCGCCGATTGCGATCCCGAGCGGCTCGATATCCCAAAGCTCCGGCGGCTCCTGTACCGCGATCGGACCTACGACATCATCGCGGCCGTCCGGATCGGGCGCCGCCAGGCGGTCGTGTTCATGACCGAGGCGTACGCGAAAGTCCCGAGCGAACCGGCGGTGGGCCCATGAAACTCGGCCTGGAACTCGAGGGCGCCGAGGAACTCCGCGCCGCGCTCCTGACGCTCTCGAAGGCGGTCCGGAAGCGGGCGCTCTATGACGTGCTCCGTCCGGCCGCCGATGTCATTCGGTGGCGAATGGGCGAACTGGCGCCGCGGCAAGCGGGCGTGGGCGGGGGCGGGCTCGCGGACAACATCGAAACGAGTGTCGCGCGGCGGATTGGGAGCGTGGCGGGCGGGCAGTGGCAAGCGGTGGACGAATTCCAGGCGGCGCTCGCGGTCGGGCCGGCCAAGCACATCTACTACGCGATCTTCCAGGAGTACGGGACCGTCCATCACGGCGCGCATCCGTTCGGGCGGCCCGCCTTCGATGCGAATACCGACGTCGCGCTCGGGATCATCGGCAAGGGCCTCTGGGCGCTGCTCGAAGACGCGACGGAGAAGCGTGGGCGCTTCTCGGAGGACTGACGCGATGGCCGTGCCGCTGATCGAAGCGCTCCGCGATCGTCTGTTGTCGATCCCGGCCGTGACCGACATGGTCGGCACGCGGATTTATGCGCTCACGTTTCCGCAGAGTGTGACCGCGCCCGCGCTCCGCCTGCAGGAGATCGATCGCGTCTCGATGATGCACCTGCGCGGCGTCGTGGAGATTCTCCGATCGCGCGTCCAGATCGATGCGGTCGAGGCGGGCTCTCACGGCGACCCGTATGCGCGCGCGCAGGCGCTCGCGCACGCGGTCCGCGGATCGTTGGAGAGCGGCTCGGCCTCCGGCTTGGCAGGCTTTCGGGGCGAGATCTCCGGGGTTCCGATCACCGGGATTCTCGCCGACGACCAGCGGGAGCGGTACGACGCCGAGACGCAATTCGTCCGGATTGAACAGGATTTCATCGTGTGGTTTCACGCAGGGCAATGAGTTCAGGTGTAAGAGGAGGCGATCATGTCTGATGTCACCGATACCTACTATCCCGGTGAAGCGTTCACCGGCTACGGCGTGCAGCTGCTCGTGGGGCAGGGCGGCGCGTCGCCCGAAGGGTTCGCGGCGATCGCGGATCTGGAATCGATCACGCCTGGCGAAATGAGCACCGACGTGATCGAGAAGACGCATCTGCGGAGCCCCGAGGCGCACCGCGAGAAGCTCGCCGGCTTGCGCGACTCCGGCGCGTTTGCGCTGGCGGGCAACTGGCGGCCGACGCATGGATCCCAGTCGAACGCCGGCGGCGATGGCTTCACCGATGGCGGGCTGATTTATCTCTGGCGCACCCGCAAGGAAGCCAATTTCAAGATCGTGCTCACGGACGGATCGCCCGGCACCGAGTGGCCCTTCCGTGGCGTGGTCACGAAATTCCAGCCGGGGGAAATCTCGGGCGATGCCAAGGTGCCCTTCACCGCCGAGATCACGCCGCTCGGCGACTTCTCCGCGGATCTGCCGTAATGGCGAATCCCGAACGCGGCGAAGTGGATCTCGACGTCGGCGAGACGCGCTATCGCCTGGCGCTCGGGATGGGGGGCCTCCGGGCGATTCAGGCGGCGGTCAGCACGCCGGCGCACCGCGTGACGCTCTGGGAGGTCGTGCAAGGCGCGACAAATGGGGATATCGAATACCTCAGCGTGATGGTCTGGGGCGCGCTCCAGCGCCATCACCCGGAGGTCACCCAGGCGGGCGCCGACACGATCATCGACCGGCTGGGCGGGCTCCAGGCGATCCCGCAAGTGGTCGCGCTCATCACCGAGATGATGACGGCCACGACGCCGGACGCGCGGGATCAGGGGGCGTTAAAAAAAACGAACGCGCACGCGCGGACGCCGTCCCCGCTGGCGGCGGGCACGATTTCTACGACTGGCACGCGCTCTACCTCCAGGCGCGAGAAATTGGCCTGAGTCCGGATCTGTTCTGGGCGCTGACGCCGCGGGAGCTCTATCGCGAATTCGCGGCGGAGAATGCGCGGCGCCGGAATCAAGCCAACCGGGACGCGCGCCTGGCGCACCTGGCGGTCTCCATCTGGGCGACGGCGATGAACAAGAAGCGCGTGCCGCCGCTCCAGCCGTATCTGGTCACCGCCGAGCCGGGACCCGAGACGGCCGCGGGGAAGGTGGCGAAAATGCGAGGGGCCTTGTCCGTGCTCAGCGCGCAGTATGGGATCCCGCTACGGCCGCGGGGAGACGGAGGGAACCGTGGCCAATAGTGCCGTCGTCGGACTGCTGCGCGCGCTGCTCGTCGCGGACACCGCTGAATTCGACAAAGCGATGCGGCGCGCCTCGGATTCGGCCGCGGCCTGGTCGCGCGATCTGAAGAAGGTCGGGGCCGAAGCGGAGAAGGTCGGCCGCACCCTGACGGTCGGCATCACGGCCCCCCTCGCGGCGTTGGGGGCCGCCACCGCGAAACTCGCGATCGACTTTGAAGCCTCTTTTGCCGGCGTCCGCAAGACGGTGAACGCGAGCGAAGCCGAGTTCGCCCAGCTCTCCCAGCAATTCCGCGATCTCGCCAAGACGATCCCCGTCGATGTGAACGCCCTGAACGCGCTCGGCGAGAGCGCCGGGGCCCTCGGGATTCCGAAAGAGCAGCTCAAGCAATTTGTGGAGGTGATGGCGGGCCTCGGGACGGCGACCAATCTCACCGCCGACGAAGCCGCGAACTCCATCGCGCGGATTCAAAACATCTTCGGCGCCGCGGGGCAAGACACCGATCGGTTCGCGTCGACGCTCGTCGCGCTCGGCAACGCCGGCGCCTCCACGGAGAAGGAGATCGTGGAGATGGCCGCGCGCATCGCGGGCGCGGGGCATGCCGTCGGCCTGACCGAGGCGCAAGTCCTGGCCTTCTCCTCGACGATGGCCAGTGTCGGGATCAACGCGGAAGCGGGTGGCAGCGCGATGAGCCGCGTGCTGCTGAAGATGAACGACGCCGTCGACAAGGGCGGGAAGGCGCTCACCGGGTTCGCGAAAGTGGCCGGCGTCAGTGCCGCCGAATTCCAGCGCGCGTTCGAGACCGACGCGGCGGGCGCCGTCACGAGTTTCGTCGAAGGCCTGCAGAAGCTCCAGGGCGCGGGCGGCAATCTCAGCGCCACGCTCGAACCGCTGATCGGGAAGAACATCATTCTCAAGGACACGATGCTGCGCCTCGCGGGCGCCGGCGATCTCCTCCGCACCGATCTCACCAATGCGAATGCCGCCTGGCAGGCCAACAACGCGCTCCAGAACGAGACGCAGAAGCGGTACGAGACGACGGCCGCGCAATTGACGATCCTCTGGAATCGGATCAAGGACGTGGGGATCTCGATCGGCCAGGCGCTGCTGCCCGTGGTCAAGACCCTGGTGAACGCGCTCGATGGGGCCGTCCCGATCCTCGAGAGTCTCGTGAAAGCGTTTACCGACTTGCCGGCCGGCCTGCAGGTCAGCATCGTGGCCTTCGCGGCGCTGGCCGCGGCGGTGGGCCCGGCGCTGATCGCGTTCGGCGCGATGAGCACGGGCCTGGGCACGCTGGTGGGCGCCTTCAAGACGGGCGGGATTGCGGCCGAGGCCTTCGGGGCCACGATGACCTTCCTCGCGGCCAATCCGATCGTCGCGGTCGTCGCCGCCCTCGGCCTGCTCGCGGGCGCGATCTATTTGGTGGCGACCGCGGAGACGGCCGCCGAACGGGAGATCCGCACGAACACGGCGCGGTACCGCGATCAAACGCAGGCGCTGGATGAGGCGCTCAAAACCTATGACGCGCTGGCCCACAAACAAAACCTGACCGCGAAGGAAACGAAGGATCTCGACACCGCCACGCGGCTGCTCGCGGAATCGAGCGGCCTCACCGTGGACGCCTTCAAACAGCAGCAGCAGGGATCGGACACGCTCACCGCGGCGCTGCGGGAGCAGCTGAAGGCGCGGCAGGATCTCCTCCGGGAAGCGATCGCCCAGGCGAAAACGAAACTGGACGCCGCGGAGGCGGCGGTGAAGGCCGCGGAGGCGCGCCAGCAGCAGGTGCTCCAGGGCAAGGCCGTGAAGCCCGTGCGGATCGGGTTTGGCGGGAAAACAGACGCGCGGCTGGAACCGCTCACCGCGCCCAAAGACATCCTGGACGCCTCGATCAAATTGAACGCGGAGATCGCGCGCCTGAAACAGAACGCGACGGAGGCGGCCGCCGCGTACAACACGCTGAACGGCACCACGGCGGCCGCGGCCACCACCACCACGGCCGCCGCCGCGGCCACCGGCAGGGCCGCCGCCGCCACGGGCACGCACACGGGCGCCACCGCGGAACTCACGAAGGAACAGAAGAAGGCGCAGAAGGCGGCGGAGGATCACGCGGAGGCCGTGGCGAAACTGGGCCGGGCGATCAGCGTGGGCGGCGTGACGGACAAGATCAAAGAAATGGCCGCCGCGGTGCAGGCGGCCGCGGCCTCCGGCGGCCTCGCCAAAGACAGCCTGATCCAGTACGGGAAACAGATTAACGACTGGCTGATCCAGGGGTTCCAGGTGCCGCCGGCGCTCGCGGATATTCATTATCAATATCTGCTGCTCCACGCCTCCACGCAATCCGCCAAAGATGCCATGAAAGCGTTCCTGGGCGTGTCGCAGGATCTCACGCCCGCGCTGCGCGCGAATTGGCAGGAGGCCGCGGCGCTCGATAAAGAGGCGGACAAACTCGGGCAGGTGTTCACGCAGGCCGGAGATCAAAAGGCGCTGGCCAAAACCCTGGGCAAGCTGCCCGCCGTGAAACTTAAACCGCTGGTGGATACGGCCTCGTTTGGCGCCACCCTCGGTGCCGATCTGGTGGCCCAGGTGCCGCAATCGATCCAGCGCGCGTTCCAGGGCGGCGGGAACGTGGCGCAATCGATCGGCGCCACGGTGGGATCGACGGTGGGCGCGCAGGCGGGCAAAGCGGTGGGCCCGATCCTCAGTAAAGCGATCGGCGGCGGCCTGGGCAAAGCGATCGGCGGGCTCGCGGGGAACGCGATCCCGATCGTGGGCCCGATCATTGGCGCCGCGGTGGGCGGGATGATCGATAAAGCCTTCAGCCACAAAGGCCGCGATGCGGCCGTGGCCTTCGCGGACTCCCAGGGCGGGTTTGACACGCTCCACGACAAACTCGCCACGCTCGGCGCCGAAGGCGAACAGATGTGGAAGCGCCTCACGGGCGTGGGCAAGAAAGACGAACAAGGCGCGCAGCAGGTGATCGGGGACATCGGCCGGGCGTTCGATCAGGCGGCGGCGAAGCAGCAGCAACTCACCGCGAACGTCGGGAAACTCTCCGGCGCGCTCCAGACGTTTGGCGGCGTGGCGCCCAAAGCGCTGCAGCCCATGATCGACGCGCTCCTCAAATCCAGCGGGCTCTCCGCGGACATGAAGCAGGCGCTCACCGACATGACGAAGGACCCCAGCTGGCAGTCGTTGCAGCAGCGGGCCCAGAATCTCGGCATCGATCTCTCGAACCTGGGCACCCAATTCCAATCCGCCAAGCTCGGCGACATTGCGCTCGGCTACGCGCGTGATCTCCAGGCGTTCGCGGACGTGGGCGCGGACATGCCCGGCGTGCTCCAGGGGATGAGCGATGAGCTCTCCACGCTGTACCAAGAGGCGAAAAAGAACGGCGTCGCGCTGCCGGACACCCTCAAGCCCTACATGGACCAACTGATCGCCATGGGCCTGCTCGTCGATGAGAACGGCGAGAAGGTGCAGGATTTAAACGCGGTCGCGTTCAAGGACATCGAGGACAAAGCGTTGACGGCGGTGGTGGATGTGCTGAAGGAGATCCGGAATCTCCTGGCGGACGGCTTGCCGGCGGCCGCGCAGAAGGGGGCGCAGGGCGTCCAGGATGAGTTCGCGAAGCACCCGGTTACGATTCCGGTGGAGTATGACTACCGGTCGGACGATCCGTCCAAGCCCTACAACTATCGGACGCCGACGCCGGCGCCGCCGCCGGAGATCGGGCTCCAGGGCGGGACGCACGGCCAGTACGTGGATTGGGGCAGCGGGACGCCGGTGACGCTCCACGGCCGAGAGCGCGTGACGCCAGAGGGCGAAGCGGTGCACGCGGGCGGCGGCGCGCCGATCCAGATCACCGTGATTTCGACCTTGGACGGGAAGGAAATCGCGCGCAATCAGATCAAGTACATTCCGCGCGCGCTCGCGCTGGCCGGGGTCTAGATCATGGCCTGGCGGCTGACGGTCGGGGGGGTGGATCAGACGGCCGCGGTGGACAGTTTCACCACCACCGTCTCCCTCAATGATCGCGCGCGCGCCACCGTTATCGTGGGCGATGTGATGCCGGCGCGGTACGCGGAGCTCATCAGCTACGCGCCCGATGGCGTGACGCCGCTCTTCGGGGGCCTGATTCTCCAGCGGAGTTTCCTCGGGCGCAACCCGTACGATCCCACGTATCAACTCACGCTGGAGGTCGGGGATTGGTTCACGTACGCCGATTGGTGCTACAGCACGAAGGCGTATCCCGTGGCGGTCACGCTCAAACAAGTCCTCGCCGATCTCGTGGTCGAGCACCTGGCGCAGTACGGCATCAGCCTCGATCCCGCGCAGGTGGACGGGCCCACGCTCGCCGCCTTCACCTGGACCGGCAAGCGCGTCGCCGATGCGCTGCGGGAGCTCTCGGACCGCACCACGTACGTCGTGCGGATCGATCCCGCGAAGCGGCTCCGCATGTTCGTGCCCGCCACGCTCTCGGCGCCGGTGGCGATGACGGAGGCGGCGCCGCATTGCCACGAGATCGTGTGGCGGGATTCCGATCGCACGCCGTACAACAAGATCGTCGTCTACTGCGGACCGGGGGGGCCCGCGGCGGTCACCGACGAGCGGCATTACGGCGACGGCGCCCGCCGCATCTGGCCGCTCGACGCGCCGTTTGTCTCCATGATTGGCGCGCTCTCGATCCACTCCGAAGGCGGCGGCGGGTATCCGGTCGGCATCTACGGCGTGGACGATCAGCCGTGGACGGTCAATCTCGCCACGAATGCCATGCATCAGCGGGCCGATCAACCGGTGGTCGCGGCGGGCGATTATTGGTGGATCTCGTATACCGCGCAATTTCCCTTCACCGTCACGCGGAGCACGGGCGCCACGCCGATCGTGGAGTACGCGGAGTCGCGGCCGGATGTGCTGTCGATCCCGGTCGGGGAAGAGATCGCCGACAGCCTCCTCGCCCAGGCGCAGGAGGCGCCGCGCGAAGCCACGATCATGACGGACACCGATGGCTTCGTGCCGGGACAGGCGCTCACGATCGCGCTCGCCACCACGCGATCGATCGCGGGCACCTTTCTGATTACCTCGGTCGCGCTGACGATCGTACAGGATACGACGCAGGGCGATCGGTGCTGGCAATACACGATCGAAGCGATCGACTCGCCGATCTATCAGGGATCGTACTTGGACGCCTGGCGGGAGATCGCCGGCGTGGGCGGCGGGAGCACGACGATCACGGGCGCGCCGCCGGGAAGCGGCGGCGGCGGGCAGGAGGAAGTGTTCGTCGGCCCGAACGATCCGGGCGGATCGCTCGAACTCTGGTACGACGTCGATGCGCCAGCCCCGGACTCGACAATTCCCGACCACTCCGTCACGCTGGTCAAGCTCCAACAGATTCCATCGCAGACGCTCCTTGGTCGCGCGACGGCCGGCGTGGGCAACGTCGAAGTCCTGTCGATCCTGCCGACGAGCGTGCAAAACAGCATCACGCGGCTCGGCACGGTGGTCTCGGGCGTGTGGAATGCGACGCCGATTGGCCTCACCTATGTTGCCGGAGCCGGAGCGGCCGGCACCGTGGTGCGCTCTAACGGCACGAACTGGGCCACATCGACGCTGCTGCTGCCGAACACGGCCACGCTGCATCGCCTCGTCTACGCGACCGTGGCGAACACGTATGGGGAGAGTGGCAACCTGACGTTCACAGGCAGCCAACTCGCCCTGATCGGGAATCAGACCCTGACCGGATTCATCGGCAGTCCGACGTATGCCTCGCAAACGACGGGCTGGCGCATTGATGCGACGGGCGGCGCCGACTTCCGGTACCTGTTCGTCGATGAGATGCACGCGAAGTCGTTCATCACCGACTTGGAAATGGCGCTGGCGGGCGGGCAGATTATCAGCAAGTCCGTGGCGATGGTGGCCGCGCCCTTCTCAGTGCCTGGGATGGGCGCGACCTCCGTGTTGCGCGTGCGGGACCTGCCGTCGATGGCGGATACGGCCGCATTCGAGCCGGGCGATACCGTGATGCTGCGGCGGTTTTCGCGTGCGGCCGGGGTGCTGGACATCGCGGAGTGCATCGGCACGGTGAGCGGCTGGACGGACCAACCGGACGGCACGCAGACGTGGGTCTTTACGCGCAACACCGGAGCCGAGGGCGGCAACATGAGCGGCGGCCTGGTCAGCGTGGACAGCCTGGCGCTCGACTACGGATTCAGCGGGAACGGGTACTACGAGGTCAACGCGATTGATGGGGCCTACGGGGCCAATTCGCCCTATGCGCAGGTCGTGACGTGGACGAATGCGCCGACCGGGGCGAATGAGACCGTCCGCGCACGCTTTGGGAATCTGCGCGGAATCACCGGGGTGGCAGACGAGTACGGGCTGATCGCAGGCACCTATCGAGCGTCGAGCGGGTCGTATTTCCGCGCAAGCAACACGACGTTTGAACTGCACAACATCACGGCGCAGTGGTGGGCCGGGTTCACGCCGGTCGTCGTCATTTCGCCTGGCGGCGGGTCTCCGTACATTTCGTTGGGCAACCCCGCGTATCCGGCCGCCGGGCAGGGGCCGGGCATCGTCCTGAGCTACAACGCCGGCGTGGGGTTGGCGCAGTTCTGGTGCTACTCGCCCACGGGCTCGAATTATCTGGTGTTCGACGGCAACCTCCTCTACTGGAAGGCGGCGAACACGGCGCTGGATGCCGCGGGCAACCTGACCGCGACCAGCGCATCGTTGAGCGGCGCGATCACGGCGACGAGCGGCAGCATCACGGGTGATTTTGTCATTGGGACCGGCGGGCAGATGCGGTCGGGCGCGGCGGCCTTCAACTCAGGGATTGGCTGGTGGCTCGACTATAACGGCGGCACGCCACGGTTCCGTGTCGGCAATCCGAATGCAGATCGCTTGGCATGGGACGGCTCGGGCGGGCTCACGGTGCGGAGCGGCAAGTTGCTCATCGACGGAAGCGCGGGCGGGCATATTGGGATGGGCGCGGCGCCGTACAGTATCGCCACGCTGAACATCGCCTCCGATACTGACGATGCGAATTCGTACGGGTTGCTCGTCACCAATCACGCCGGGACCGTGGCCACGCTGCTGACTTACGGCGATGGGCGACTGTTCCTCGGCGGGCAGCTCTACATCATGCCGGGTGCGTGGGACCAGACCGGGCAAGGGACAAATCCGCCGTCGATCTGGAACGGGCCGTTCGGGAGCCACGAGTTGTCGGGCTGGATGCGCGTCTTCATGTACACCGGAGGTGGTGGCGGGATTCCTCCCACGGGCCCGTATGCACGCGGGTGGGTGCCGGTCTGGCTCGGGTGAGTTATGGCTGAACGGGAGTGGAACAATAACGGCGACGCGATTGATGCCGCCCTCAACGATGCGGGCGTGCGACCGGCGCAGGCGAGGGACGAGCGGCCGGTCGCGACGGGGCCCTTTCCTCCGTCGCCGCTCATGCAGCTCGTGACGGCCTTGGAGTTGCGGGTCGCGAGATTGGAAACGACGAGAGGAGACCCCGATGTCGAAGGTTGAACCGATGCGATCCGAGTTCGGACGATCGCCCGAGCGGGCGGCGATTCGCCTGACGCTGCGAGCCTTGCTCGATGCGCACCCGGCGCTCACGCGCTTGGCCACAGACAAGCTGCCGGTCAAGCTGGCCTACAGCGTGGCGCGGATGGTGAAAGTCACGCAGGGCGAGGTGGACGAATTCCTCACGCAGCGGAACGCCTTGGTGCGGCAGTACGGCCTGGCGCGTGCACCGCTCTCGGATCTGGAGCGTCAGACGCACGGGGCGGAAGTGATCGAAGTGATGCCGGAGCATCTGGAGGCCTACCGCCGAGACATCGATGCGCTCACGAGTGTCGAGGTGACGATTCCCCGCGATCCGCTCGTGCTGGATGACGTGGACAAAATTGCCGCGGCCGACTTGCTGGCGCTGGGGCCGCTCGTGTACGAGCCGGAGTAGCCGTGGCCGATGGCGTCCTGAAAGTGAACGTTGCCGGGCAATGGGTGCCCGTGTCTGCGACGGGACCGGCCGGTCCGGAAGGGCCGCCGGGGCCGCGTGGCGTGCAGGGGGTGGAAGGCCCGCAAGGGCCGCAGGGGGTGGAAGGTCCGCAAGGGCCGACGGGTGCAACCGGCACGGGCGTCACGATCAAGGGCACCGTCCCGAATGTTGGGAGTCTGCCCCCGGCCGGTAACGCCGATGGCGATGCCTACATCGTGGGGGATACGGGGCACCTCTGGGTCTGGGAGGAGGACATACAGGCGTGGATTGATGCCGGCAAGGTGCAAGGTCCACCCGGGCCACAGGGGCAGCCAGGAGCGCAGGGGCCACAGGGGCCGGAGGGGCCGGCACCGTCGCTGACCGAGAGTTTTCTGGTGCAGACCGATGAGCCGACGCTGGTCAACAGCCGGAAGCTCGTGGCCGGGGCCAACATCGCCCTGGACATCTCGACCCCGGGAGAGATCGTCATCATCGGCGGCCCGAGTGCCGGAGGCATGGACCTCGAGTATCTCGGCAACTATGTCGATCCCAAGACCTACTACGACGGTGACATCGTCATCGCCGCCGATGGCATTGCCTATATGTGCGTGGTGGACGGCACGACGACGCCACCCGAGCCGTGGCCCGGGGTCGGCATCGCGAGTGCGGTTGGTCCTCCTGGCCCGCCCGGTCCAGAAGGCCCTCCTGGGCCGACTGGAGACGAGGGCCCAGAGGGACCGCCTGGACCGCAGGGGCCGCCAGGACCGGCCGGGACGGTGGCCAACGATGCGACCTACTGGACCGTGTCCACGCACTCGCAACTGACGAATGAGCGCGCCCTGAATACCCTGGCGAACGGCTACGTGAAGAGTACGGGCGGCGAGCCGAGCACCGTGGCGGCCATTCCCTTGACGGACACGACGGGCACGCTTCCCGATGCCCGCCTGACGGCGAACGTCGCCCTGAAGAACATCAACAACTTCTTCACGGCTCAAAGCATCGGATCGGGCATGACCATTCAGGGCAATAACTCGGTCTTGAACTTTGTCGATGATGGGGCAGGCGTCAATCTCAAACGGTGGCGGTTCGTCAACTACAACTCGGGCCTTCTGTACCTGGAAGCCCTGACGGATGACTATCAGACCGTTCAATCGCAATTCGCCTTCGGACGAGACGGCATCGTCTATGCGGCATTCTCTGGAGATGGGTCACGGCTGACCAACCTGAACGCTGCGGCTCTCGCCACGGGAGTGGCGAACCCGGCGAGACTCGGCAACGGGACCGCGAATTCCAGCACGTTCCTCCGTGGGGATTCGACGTGGGCCAGCCCGTTCCCCTCTGGCCTCATCGTGATCAGTGTGACGCCGTGTCCGGCTGGCTGGACGCGTGTGAATTGGGACAACTACTTCCTTCGCGTGACCGTCGGCGCGACGGCAGGAGGAACCGGTGGGACCTGGAGCCATGCTCATGGACCGGGCACGTATGCCGCACCAGACCATCTGCATCAGGCGGGAACGCTGAGGGCCGATAATCACATGCACGGCGGGCAGACCGGGCAGGTCAGCGTGAGCATCAGTGGAACGACGGACGGAGGGGGTGGGCACGGCCACCATCTGGACATTGGCTTCTCCGGGACCACCGGTCCGAATAATGCCGGAGGCATGAATGCGGATGCAGGCGGCAGCGGGGTGATGTCGTCGTCTCCTCACGGCCATTCGTTCAGCGGGAACGTGGCCGGAGACACCGAGCCCGTGAGTAGTCATACCCACTCGTTCAGCGGGTCCGGGTCGGGGTCGGGCAGTATCTCCGGCGACTCACCAGCCGTGAGTGGGGCCACTGCTGGATCGGATCGCGGGTTGGGGCTGGTGGGGCGGTCAGAGGATGTGGCGCACCTGCCGCCCTACATCGACATTTTCCTCTGTCAAAAGAATTGAGACGGCGATGATTTTGGATTTCGGCGACGAGCAAGGGAAGCGGCACTTCGAGTTCTGTTTCGTGGGCTTCATCCTCGGCGGATCATTGCAAGAGAAGAAGGGAATGCAGGTGCTCCGGACGGAAGTCGGACTGTACGAGAAACTTGAGGGTATCAGTGAGGCGAAACCGTGCGGGAAGAAGCTCGTCACGGGCGAGCCTGATCGTCAACTGCGAGCCACGGAGGATGGGCGTCCGGTGTCGCCGCAGATGCAGCTCACGCTGCAGGAGTTTGACCTGCTCTACAACTACCTGGGGCAAGTGCCGTGGCAGAGCGGGCGACCGGTCAAGTATGCCGTCGAGACGATCGATTGGCTCGAGAAAACGAACCGTGAAGCTCGCGCCTAGAGGCACGCATGGCTGACCCCTACATCCCTCCTGACCCGGCGACCACGGAGTGGGTGCCGATCTGGAACCCGGTTAGCACCGGCCCGGCTGGTCCTGTCGGGCTAGAGGGTCCGATCGGCCCCAAAGGCGACATCGGGCCACTCGGTCCGGAAGGTCCGCGAGGTGTGCAGGGCCCGCCGGGAGACCCGACGACGCCGCACCACGCGATGCACGAACCGGGCGGATCGGACGCCATTACGGCTCTTGCAGGTGAGGTGCTGACGACCGGCACGGTAGTGGATGCACGGCTGAGCACCAACGTCCCGCTGAAGGACGCGGCGAATATCTTCACGAACGGTCCTCAGCAAATTGTGGGATCGAACGTGTCGTACATCCTGCTGAAGAATACTGAGCCGAGTGTGCCGGTTGATGCCCGAGCTACGCGACTAGAGGGCTTTGGCGACTTCTACGTGTCTCACGTCCTCGACTCCGATAGCGGCTATGTAGCGCGGCTCAGGTTCGGGCGAGACGGCCTGCTGGAGGTACCCAGCTTGTCTGTCGTGGGCTTGACGACGCTGCGTGGAGACCTGACCGTGGCCGGGAGCACGACGTTCGCCAACGAGATTCATGTCAACACCGTGAGCAATCCGAGCCTCTACCTGATGAACATGGCCGATCCCGTGAACTTGCGGGTCTGGCGCATCATGAATCAGGTGCAGCAGCTGCGGTTCTATACGCAGGACGACGGCGAATCCGGCCACGTGACGCAAGTGATCTTTGACCGGTCCGGTGGCATCGGAGCGCGTGGGGCCGTTTCCGAGCGAGGCCGCACAACGCCGATGGGCGCGTGGATTGATGTGCCTTTTAACGCTGGAGATTTCACAGCGAACGCTGGTGCGTGGGCAGTGACCGGCTTTAGCTACTTCGCGTATACGTTGGTCGGGAATACGATGACGGTGCTTATGTATATCCCCATAGCCAATAGTTCGGTGTCTGGTGCTCCAACGGTCTTGAGCGTCAAGATACCTGGAGGATTTCAGACGTATCGCATGAGTGTGGGGTCGTTTACTCCGAATGGTGGAGCCGGGACGGCGGTGGTGTTAGAGCCGGGGTTTTGTTATGCGCCCCCTGGCGGCACCACGATTGATCTGTATCGTCCTGCATATGCCGCGTTTCCTGCCATCCCACTCGAGATGTTTTTGACGATCACGATCAGCGTCGGGTAACGGAAAGGAAGACACGAATGGGGAACTGGACGGTGCAGACGACGACGACTGAGGACGACGCGATCACGTATGCCTATCAGCAGTCGCAGAGTGTGCCGCTCTTTGGGAGTCCGGTGCCCGGTCGTCGAGATGTGGAAACCATTGAGGCGTTCTTCGACCGGATGACGCACCACTCGGTGGTGTCTCCGATGGTGACGCGTCAACAGTCGGTGAAGACCACCGATCTGCTGACCACGTTGGGCACCATCCCGCCCGAGAATCGAGAGGCGGCACAGCGGGACATCGAAGTGGTCGTGGTCGAGCATGGCGGCACCGTGCCGTTGACGGCCGCGACCTACCAGTGGTCGAAGAGCAGTGCGCCGCCTCCGTCCACGCAGTCAGTCGAGATGGACGTCAGCGATGCGAATGTCGTCACGGTGACGAAGCTCTACTTCCATTATCTGGACGCCAACGGTATCGACCGGATGATGGGGTTGATGGCCATTCCGGTGAATACCGCCATCCGTATCGAAGATCCAGACAACCCCTCGACGTTTCTGCTGGTCGTCACCACGGCGGCGCCGATTCAGCGACAGGGCGCGGACGGGCATGTCGAGTTTGTGGTCGTGTTCTCGGCGGCCGGCGGGATCCTGGGCCCGCTCGACGGCCTGCCCGTGACCGTCACGTTCTGAGGACGAGGACGTACGATTGACAGAGTCTATTCACAGTCATCGCGGCGTGGAAGGCCAAGGAAGCCGAGATGAAGCCTCCGAGGCCCGTGCCGCTGTCGGCCGGATCGCCGTGAACACGGCGACGAGCCGCCCGCGCGCCACGCGGCGGCAAGGGTGGGAGCTCTGGACGGCGCGCGTCGGTCGTCATCAGGGGGAAGGATTCTACAGCGCGAGGAGGCGTACTACGATGTGTGAGTGTGTCGCGTCGAATAACGCAGCCGTCAACAATCAGTTCAGTGGAGGCCACATGGCATCACGTCTCGCAGTGATCACGTTCTTGGATGGGGGGCAGGTCGACAACACGCTGCCGGGTGGGGGGCCGTATCCGATGCCGCCGATCTACATTGCGCCCCCGGCGGCCGGGCAGTTGCCGGTCTATGGCGGGGGCGGGGGCACGCCCACGCATCCGATTCAGTTACCGCCACCGGGACAGGCGGTCCAGTTGCCGGTGTTTCCGTACGATCCGACGGAGAAACCGGACAACAGCCTCCCGCCGTACGCGGCACAGTTGCCGATCGTGCCGGGCCGCCGGTACATGGTGAAGTGGCTGGCGTGCTTAGGTCTGATTCTGGTGCCCGACCACACGCTGCCGGGCGCGCCGGTCCAGGGCTATCCCGACCATTCCCTGCCGGACCATCCCGACCACACGTTGCCGACCGAGCCGGGGGCGACGCCGAAGTAACGCGGTCGAGGTCGGAGGGTTCGCGAATCACGAAGGGGCAAGCCGGCGGTGGGCTTGCCCCTTCTGCGTGTACGGCGGCGTTTAGGCGAAGCGGTGCGCGGCGGTCGTGCATCGTGATTCCAAAACATGTGATTTCAAATCATAGGATCAGGCCTGCGCCCGGCCGTGCTATGCGAGGGGCCAGTCGCGGGCCCCGTGGTACACGCGCGAGATCTCCACGTGTTCACGGCCAACGCGGTAGACCAGGATGTAGGGCGGGAACAGGAGTTCGCGCGACCCTGGAAATCTGCCGACGCGGCCGCGATGGGGGAGCGTGGCTAGACTGGCCGCCCCCTCATAGATCGTTCTCGCCACGCGTCGTGCGGCGTCTGGGTTGTCCTGGTGGAGGTGCTGCACGAGGCGTTCGAGGTCGTCTTCAGCCTCAGGCGACCAACGGATCTGCATCAGGAACTGAACACGCGCGCGAGGCGCGCCCCGACTTCTTCGTGGGTGACGAACCGGCCCTCATCGATCGAGCGAAAGCCCTGCTCGACCGCTTCGAGAAACCGCGCGTGCTCCGTCAGGAGTTGATTGACGGCTTCCTGCACCAGGTCGTCAGGCTGCCGCCCGGTGCGGCTCGCGATGTCCGCCAGGCGGGCTTCCTGTTCTGCGGTGATGTGCACGTCCATAAGGGTCATCCTAGCAAAAGACGGCTCGGCGTCCTCCGTCGAATCCGATCAGGCCTGCGCACGGCCGTCCTCGGGGGCGAACGCGAGCACGCGGCCGGTGAAGGCCACCACGCGCCCGGCCTTCAGATCATCCAGGTGGTCCGCCCACCGCTGCATCATCCGCACGCGCTCCGGGATGCGCGCGGCCTTGTCGTACGCGGCGCGGACGGGGTTCGCGATCTTGTGGCCCAGCTGCAGTTCGACCAGGTCGCCCTCGAAGCCAATTTCCCGCAGGTGTGTGGAAGCCAGCGTGCGGAAGCCGTGCACACTCTGCTGCTCCCGGCTGTAGCCCAGGCGCCGCAGCACGGTGGCCAGCGTGGAATCGGAGATCGGGATATTGGGTGACTTCAACCCGGGGAACACGAGCCGCCGGTTGTCCCCCGCGATCGTTTGGAGGGCCCGCAGGATCTCGATCGCCTGTCGCGAGAGGGGCACCACGTGATCGATCGGATGCGCGATCCGATCCTTCGTGGGCTTCATCCGACGCGCCGGAATCCGCCAGACGGCTGCGGCCAGATCCATCTCCTGCCATTCCGCTCGGCGCAGTTCTCCCGGCCGTACAAACAGGAGCGGCGCCAACTGCAGCGCACCCACGATGAAGGGGAAGCCGTCCGCTTGATCGATCGCGGTGAGGAGCGCGCCCACCGCCGGCGGATCCAAGAGACACGGATGATTCCGCGTGGTCACGGGGGTGAGCGCCCCACCCAGCAGCGCGGCGGCATCGGCGGTCGCGCGTGAGGTGATCACCGCGTACCGGAAAATCTCCGACGCCATCTGCCGGACGCGGTGGGCCGTTTCGTGTTTCGAGAGTTTCTCGATCGCCTGGAGGAGCGGCAGCACATCCGTCGGCAGGATGGTCGAGACCGTGCGCGCGCCCAGCGCGGGGAGCAAGTACCGATCGAGGAGGCTGCGCTTCTTGCCCAGCGTGTTGGCGCCCAGGGTGTGACGTTCCCGCTCGATCCATTCCTCCCCGACGACGCGGAAGGTGTCGGTCACCACGGCGACCTTCTGGCGCTTCCGCGCGATGGAAGGATCGGTGCCGGTGTCGACGAGCCGTTGCGCCTCCAGCTTCTTCTCCCGCGCCCGTTTCAGCGTGACGATCGGGTACTTGCCGAAGCTCAGCTGTTTGCGGCGGCCATTGAAGCTGTAATCCCACCGCCAGTAGCGGCGGCCATTCGGCAGGAGGGCCAGGTGCAGACCCTCGCCATCGGGCAGGCGGAGTTCCTTCGTGGGATCGGTCTTGGTTCGCGTGATCGTGAGGTCGTTCAGCATCGGTCCTCCTTTCTGCTGGGGGCGGTAGCCGCGGCGATCCAATTCTGGATACAGGCGTCCACGGCCGCAGCGCTCCACCGTGTGGCCCGGACATCCGGGTGCTTCAGGGCCGCCGGAAATTTCCCGGCTGCCATGAGGTTTTGGATCGACGTGCGACCGAGGCCGGTTCGGCGACAGACTTCTTTGAGATTGATGAGTTGCGCGGGCACATGCGACGGCGCCGCCGTGGCAGCCGCGGGCTCGTGTTGGGGAATCGTGAGGGTCTTCTTTGGCATCTGTTCTTCTCGCTGTCTCCTGTGTGGCGATGTAGGGAAAGTCCGCCTCCGCCTGAAAAGTTCCCTACATCGTCGATGGGCGTCCCTACCCGAGTCCGATTTCCTGCAGTTATTCCCTACAGGAGGACCAGTGGCTACCCGTGATTGATGGTGATTGATGGCGGTAGTCGGCACAGGGGCATGGTAGCGATTAGCTGCCAGTTTATCTAGTGGATTCAACAAAAACGCGGCTGTTGCGGGTCGCTGGTAACCGAAGGCGGTATCTGGCGGAATTCATGAAAAAGTGCCGGAGGAGGGAAGCCAATCCCCTGCGAACACCGGTATAAAAGGCCGTTTTCCCTGCGTTTTTCCCTGCAGTCGTGGCGCGGATTTCCGCGGTCGCCGGTGGTTGGTGGCGTTGGCGAAACGGGGGTCCGGGCTGCGCTTGGATAGCGCCATAAACTGACAGTAAACTACTCGCATGAGCACGCTCCTCACCGAGATCGTCCGCAAACAAACCGCCTCGTCCGTCATCAACAGCTTGGGCCGTTCGATCGATACGTTGGCCGAAGAGCTCGCGCGGGAGCTCCTGCGCGAGCCCGAGTTCCGCGCCGAGATGCAGCAATTGATACGCGCGGCGTTTCGGCAAACGTTGAAGGAATTGAACGAGCCGCCAGGGACGGCCGAAGCATGACGCCCACGCTAGACGCCGCCCTCGCCACGCTCGCGCCGGAGGACCAGGACCGCATCGCCCGTTGGCTGGTCGAGGAGATCGCGGACGAGGCGGAGTGGACGCGGCAGTTTGCGACGTCGCCCGAGGCGCTCGACCAGCTCGCCGAAGAAGCGCGGGCCGAGATCGCCACCGCCCGCGCGTGAAGACGAAGAAGCACCCCGTGACGCGCCGACGCGTGAAGAGGAACCGCGCGCCCAAGTCATCGGCCGCCCGGTTCGAGCGCGTCACTGTGGACTTCCCGACCGAGTTCCTCCGCGCTATTGACCGCGAGGCGACCTGGGTTGGCGTGACGCGCCAGGAGTGGATCAAGATCCGGCTGGCCGACGTGCTGCCAAAGGATTAGTACCGGCCGCATTTCCGGCATAGCGTCCCTCGCGCCTTCGCCACGTAGGCGCCGCAGCCCCCACACCGCGCCCGCGGCGCCGGCCGCCAACTCCCATCGGTGCAGTGGTGCAGGTACGGCGTGCCATCGCGACGCCTGGCGAACAGCCCGCCGCAGCGCGTGCACCTGACGCGCATGATCGGGCCGGTCACTCAGTCCTCCATGAGCCGACGCGCAGGCCCAACCCAACATAGATCCCGCCGTCGTCGGTGAATTCGATGTCTTGTGACAGGAGGCGCCCGTTCTTCCTCACTTCGCGATAGAGCGCGTGATGGGTGAGCGGGCGCGGGAGCGTGACCGACCACGTTTCCTTGTTCCGCCCAACGTCGACGAAGTGGACCGTCACCATCAGTGCCAAGGCATCCGGCCTTTCGTTCCCGTTAGCGGCTCAGGGGCCAGCTCGATCCCGACGGGACGGCGATTGATCAGTTCGACGTAGGTGCCGTCATCCTGTTGGAGCAGCGGAATCGCGCCTGCGTAGCCGCCCTCGTCATCAGGCCAGAACAGCCCGCCGTCGCACATCACCATCAATGAGCGCCCGTTCTCGCTCGCCAGCACAACCATCGCCCCCTTGCTCACCCCGTGCGCGCTGATGATGACGAAGTCGCCACGCTGAAAGGGGCGCGCTGGGGGCAAGAGAACATCGTCGCTCATGAGTGGCGCTCGCCCGGTTCGAGCTCGACCACATCGCCGACGAGCGCCTGGCGGAAGCGAATCGAGGCGGCGACATTGACTGGCAGCCCGAGATTGCGTCCGTCCTCGTTACAGAAGGCGCGGCCGATCCGCGCGCCCGGGATCGCCTCGATATACCCACCAACGGCTCGCTGCAGTTCGGCGAGCGTGACGTGCGGACCTTCGAGCGGGACGCGCTCGATCTCGCCGGAGGCGGCCCGGTAGATCTTCATCGGGGTGCATTCGGATACCACGCTTCGAACTTCGCCTTCATGGCGAGCAGAGCGGCGGGCGCCCCCTCCTCGCGCTGCAGTTCCGCCATTTCTGCCAACGCGGGGAGGCCCGACTCCACCGCCGCGACGACTTCGGCGCGTGTCGCGGGGCGCCCGGACGCGTAGAACAGGACACGCTCGGGCTCGCCCATTTCGAACAACAGCTTGCCGAGCGTGCCGCCTGCGGGCTTCCCCGCCACGATCGGGCCAGGGCCACGGAAGGTCCGGTAGTGACGTGTGATCCACACCAGCGTCACGCCGGGATTGCGCGCCAACGCGAACCCGTCGCTCTGCTTGAGCAGCGCCGCGTCATTGATCACGTCATCCTCGCGGCGCACCATGTGGGGCCGCGACAGGAACGGGCAGTTGCGCGCGGACCATTCCGCGCACTCGAGATGCGATGGCGGCTCCGCGCTGGTGCGGTTGACGCCGCACATGGGGCCGACCACGAACGCGAGGTGCCGGCCGAGGATCTGGCCGCAGACCCAGCACCGGCGCTCGCGCACGGCCCGCCGCAGCTTGGCGACGTCCATCGCGCGAAACTCCGGGGCGCCGTTCTGCCAGGCCACGAACCAGGGGACGGGATACCCCCGCGCATCGAGCGACAGCCGGCGCATACGCGTCGGCAGGGCTTCGAGTTCTTTCCGCAGTTCCGTCATTTCCCCCTCCTCGTGCGGTAAATCTTCAAGGGCGCCCGGCCTCCGTCGCCTCGGCGACGCGCACCAGCATGGCCGTATGGCCCGCCTCCGCGTCGTCGTACGTGAGATACCGGCTGCATTCGCCATCGAGCGGGCCGGCGAAGACCATCGTCTCGAAGAGGATCGGCGGGCCCGTCGGCCGGAAGTTGTGGTCGAGGCCGAGGAAGACGGTCGAGACGCGGCTGGCGCCGATCGTATCGTCCGCGATGCGCCGGTTCTCGTTGTCCTCGAACCACACGGCCCAGGTCATGAGATCGACCGCCACGGGCGTCCTCCCAGCGAGGATGTAATGCATCGGTCTCACGGGTGCGGGTGCCCCACGCCGAAGGCGCGGATTTGCTCGCGCGCGTCCCTTCGCCCGTGGTCCAGGAGCGCCATCGCGTCCGCTTCGCTCTCGGACACGCACGCGGCGAGACTGACGAGCTCATACCAGAGCGCGGCCGCAATGGACGCCGGCGATTCTCGCGCCATCGTGTCGATCAGGAAGCGGCGGAGGCGGCGGTGCAATTCCGCGGTGTGCTCAGGGGACAGGTCAGGCATCGTTCTCACTCCTCTCGATCGTCAAGGGATCGCCTTGCCGGTTCGCTGGCAGTACGCCTTCGCCCGCGCGAACACCGTCATGGGATCCTCGCCGCGGCGTGGGCATGCGGCTGCGTGTTGAATCGGGCAGCCCTGGATCGTGAAGGCGGCCTTCCCCCCACACTCGTCGCACCAGAACGGATGCACGGGCGATTGCTCGTCGTCGGTGCGCGGCGTCATGGATGCGGGTGCCCAATCCCATGCGTCCCGATCTGCGTGACCGCCAAGAAGAAGCTCTCCTTGAGGGCCGTCAGCGCCGCGAATTCAGACGTCGCGACGCTGGCCAAGATGCTGACGTGCTCATACATGAGGGCGGCCGCGATCTCGTGTGGCGCCGCCTGCGACATCATGTCGAGGAGAAACGCGCGGAGCCGTTCTTGGATCTCCGCGCCGCAAAGCGCGGCGGCCGGGGGCTGATCAGACATGGATCCTCTCGAACACGGCGATGATGGTTTCGTTCAGTTCGTCCGGCTGGGTCATGAGCCGATGGAGTTGGAACGTGAGGAGCCGGTAACCGCGCGCATGGTTCACGGCGATCACGTGCTCGAATTGTTGCGCGAGGAGGCCGGACCCAGGCGTCAGTTCCTGGCCGGCGATCCAGTTCTTGGACACCTCCGCGACGATGAACTGTTCGCTCATTGACGCAGCCGCCGCAGTCGGGCCAGCCACGATTCGACGGTCGGGAAGATCATCCGCTCGCCGCCATCGTGCATGTTCAGGAGCTTCGCGTAATGGGCTTGGAGCTTGACGCTCTCCTCAAGGGCCGCCGACAACTCGCTCAATTGCGCGCCCCGATCCAGTTGGCGCTGTTCAGCAAGATCCCGCTGTCCTCGCGCTTCCTCAAGTTCGGCGGTGAGCGCGATCACCTGGTCACGATTGTCCACCGCGACTTCGCTGACCTCCGCGTATTCTTGATGCACACGATCAAGATCGGCGGCGAGCGCGGTCATCGCCTCGCTGGTCGCCAGCTCCAGGCGCACCACCTCCCGATCGCAGTCGGGCACGTAGCACCGAAGCACGAGGACATCGCCCTCCTTAATCGCTCGCAACGGTGCGGACGGGTGACACGCCGCGTGCAGAAACAGCGCGCTGTCTACATCGCCGCAGAGACTGCATTCCGCGGCGCTCTTCTGATCCTTGTTCCTGGTCATCGTCGATGCCTTTCTGCGCGCGCGCGGCGGTCCGGGCGCCCCCGGCGCCGCGCCGCCGCCTCGATGGGCGCGAAGACGGGCGCCAGGCCTTCGGCGTGCGGTACGGCGTTCATGGGCCAGGTCAACAGATCCAGGGCCATCGGGACGAGCAAGCCGAGATCGTCCGGCAATTGCACCGCCCCGATATTCGAGACGCCGCTCAGCGGCCGGAATTTCGTAAAGGGCCACGCCTCGAAGAGCCACATCGCGCCGGAACCCTCATTCGGGTCCAGATTCGGGAGATCGATATCGTGCAACGCGACCCAGGCCCGCGGTCGCAGCGCGGGCGCCAGGTACAGCAGATCGAGCAGCGGGCAGGGATGGTCGTGGGTCGCATCGATGAACGCGAGATCGAACACCGCCACCCACCGATCCACGCTGAAGCGACGCGCGCCGATCGGATCGGTGTCGCGCAACCAGACGGCCCGATGCGCGGGATACATCTCGGCGACGGCGGCGCCGGTCTGGCGGCTCGAATCGAAATAGCAGGTCTCGCGCACGTCCAGCGAGTAGAGCTCGCCGCTGTCGATGTCCTCGGTCGCGCGATCGAGGGCGAAGAGCAGCACCGCCGACGACGTCCCGGCGGCCACCCCGAGTTCAACGATCCGGTACGGCGCGGTCGCGCGCACGAGCTCCAGGAGGAACACGGCATCCTGGCTGCTGATGCCGCCTTGGACCCACGCGGGCGGGTGGAACATGGCGCGGAGGGCGGCGGCGGCAGCAGTGTGGTCGCGCATCTAGCTTCTCCGCTGGCCCGTAGGATGTTCGGCGACGAACTGCAACAAGATCGCCCGCAGCTTGGGGTCGAGGGTCGAGAGATCCTTGTCCGTGGCGACGCGAAAGCCCGCGCGGGTCACGACGAGGATGGTCCCACAGCCGGCACAGCCGGTGAGATCGCCGGGCGACAGCGTCGGCTGCGGGTCGGCCGCGTCCAGGGACAGACTCGTGGCCGCATCCAACGGCGTCTGACACGCCGGACAGGTCCGGCGTCTCGTGCGTGCGGTGTGCACGAAGACCGGGTCGGTCATTGCGGCCAGACCGTGTCGCGCGAGCCTTGCCGCATGTCGCGGAAGTCCATCAGGGCCCGCGCGGCGGCCTCTTCGGACAAGGCCACCCGGGTCGTCAGGAATTGGAAGAGCAGTTGGTCGGAGACGGCGGCCTCAATGGCGCCCGAGAGCAGGCCGAGGACTTCGCGCGCTTTCGGGAGGGTCATTTGGGTCTTGTGACCGTTCAGGACCATCTCGACTTGGCCCTCTTTCGTCCGCGCGCTCAGGATGGAGGCGAACTCGATATGGTCGATCGTCGGCTGCGCTTGGTCGCTCATCGGCTCAGTCCTTTCCGCCCGTTCCTGCATGCTCCGGTACTTTCCTGACGCTTCGTGCCGTAACAGCCGGTTGTGAGTGGTGCCTGGAATTCACGATCGCGACGATCACGAACCACAGGATTCACAATTCGTAAAATCCTCCGCGGGGCCCGTGCACGCGTCGCCGGTAACATTCACGCCCGCAGTTCTCGCAGCGCATCCGCCCGGGCCTCGTTCAACGTCGCCATCGCATCGTGGCTCCCGGTCTGCGGGACGTCCGGGTGCATCACCTTTGCACGGGCCCAATAGGCCGCATCGATCGCCTCTTCGCTCACGTCCTGCGTCGGGCCGAAGCCCAGCGTGGCTCGCCACGTCTGCCCCTTCGCGGGCAGTGCTTGATAGCCGGCGAACGCCTGCTCCAGCGTGCCCACGCCGTACCGGTCGATGCGGCGCAGGGCATCGATATGCTGCGCGACGGCCGTCAGGTTGTCCGCCACCCGTGTCCAGGTGTCGCACGCGAGCACGCGGTCCTGCTTCTTGAGCCGGAAGTACACCGCGACGCCGGGATCATCTGGCTCCCGCGCGGTCGAATACGGGAATCCATCCAATCGTGTCGGGACGTTCGTGGAGATGACGCAGTCGCCCTCGGCCACGCCGAGCCGCCCGAGCTCGCCCAACAGCCGACGCAGCCCACCGGACACCGACATCGCCTGCTGCGCCGACCGGAACGACGCGCGTTTCCTGTCATAGCGCACGGTCCGTTTCCAGCCCAGGGGCCAGGACAGCGGGCATCGCGTCTTGCCCTCAAGGAGGCTCATGGCTCTCGATCCTTGGCGGGATCGTCACCGAGGCGCAGTACTTCAAGCACGGCGGGACAATCCGAAAAATACAAACGAATGCTGTTTAGGAACCGCGACGCGGTGTGCCGGTGATCCGGCGTGACGCCAGGATGCCGCAGCGCCAGCTGTACGAGTCCCGCCAGTTCGAGGATCGTCATGGGCTGGAAGACGATCTCCATCGGGGTGGGAACTTTCGCGAGCAACTCGTCCGCCATACGCGTGACGATCAGGGCGGTCTCGTCGATCACCCGCTCGTGATCAGGCACGGCGCGGCCCACGCTTTCTCAGCGCCGCGATTTCTCGGTCGTTCGGAATGTAGCCGTCAAACTCAGGCGGGGCAGATTTGTTGATAGCTAGTGACATCCGGAGAGGAGTATGGTACCGGGGGGGCGCGCGCGGGGGGGGGGGGGGGGGGGGGGGGGGGGGGGGGGGGGGGGGGGGGGGGGGGGGGGGGGGGGGGGGGGGGGGGGGGGGGGGGGGGGGGGGGGGGC